GATCGCTCTAAATGAGAAGGGTCGCTCAGGCCTCCAAAGAGGTCCAAGCTTGCCAACTCAACTAAAGTGTGTATTCGGCTGTCGGCGGGTTTTCCCGTCTCCAACCTAAGCAGACTTTTCGTTAGAGCACCATACCCACCCAGTGGATCAGCGCGATACACTGGTGACGGGACCCAGGCCCTTACTTCAGGCCGGTGATAGCGTGGCGAGGTGCGAACCTTGCTCCTGCTACCCCATCTGTAGATACGGCCAAGTCCAGGACTAGTCTCAGCAATCTCTGGATAAAACTTGAGTATGCTAGCACATCTTGAATGCATGTGCTCTGCCGTACGAAAGTACCCTTTAAGGTAAAAGAGATTAGCAGTCGCCGACCACGAGATTAGTCCTCTAACTTGCTGCTTGTTCTGTGGACGCGGTTGTCTTATGTAAATTGGTGTTACCAACTTACCGCAATAAGCGTCTACTCCACAAGACTCTCGAAAGTTTCCACTCGTAAAAGTCTTGGAAGCATTTACCTTACAATTGTACTTTTGTAGGTAATCAAGAACAATACCTGCCTGGTCAGTGGGGACAATAAGGTCATCCCCATAGACGTAGATACCACGCGAAACGTGCAATACATTTGCGTGAGTACATGGAAGCTGTAACCCCTTCAGAAGAGCCGCTACACATATTGTGTAGAAGTACATCGACTCAACCGGGAAGCACAGAGCGGAACCCATCGACGCAAATTTACCAAGAGGGCCAATAACACGGCCATCAGGCAAAACTGCGTGGGTCGAGCGACATGCATCCACCGCACCCTGTAGATCAGGATACGACCGAAACATCTCTAAAGCCAGATCACGCGGAACGCGATCACTGGCCTCTGAGAGGTCAATCGTTGCTAACTGACCTGCTCTCGACGCGTACATAGCCATCCTTTGGTTTATACCCTGGTCTCGAAAATTAACGTGACCACGGGACAAAGGGGCAGATTCGATCGCATTATACAACAGCGATCGTATGCCTTGCTGCGCGTATTGCATACACACAGGCTCTATAGCTATGATTCTGGGGCCTTTCAACGTTTTTGGGACAGGCGTAACCCTAACGGGTAACTCCTGGTCCATTGGGACGAACGAAACCTCCTTGACTTCTTTCGAATCCATAGCGCTTAATAAAAAGGCCATGTCATAGAAAGAAAAGCAATTGTCAAGGCGTTCATACCAACACTTCCAAACGTACTTCTGGTTACCAGAAGTCCGTTCAGCGGTGGCTCCGGGGCCGTGCCGAGGGACTAGCACACAATCGCGTAAGCGATATATGGTATTATCCCAGAGCACACTAGACACAGCAAGAAATTCCGCTTTGTCCAGCTCGGTAAGCTTAAAATCGTTGAACGACTGCTCAATTGCGATGAACCCGTCGATCGCCGCCTGCGTCCTCGCGGACGTACACG